CAGCCTAACTGCTGGCAAGTCTTACGTTCCCGCAGTTGGCAGGCGAGACGGCGGTGGGACCGTCAACTTCGGCCAACGCCCCTTCGCCTACACCGCCCCCAGCGGCTTCAAGGCGCTCAATACCAGTTCGTTACCCGCCCCAGTAATCACAAAGCCTTCCACGGTGATGGACGTGAAGCTCTACACGGGCAATGGCAGCACGCAGACGATTTCGGGGTTGGGGTTCTCGCCTGATTTGGTGTGGGTCAAGAATCGAACTAGCGCTAACGATCACGCTTTATTTGATACGGTTCGCGGTGTCTATGTTCGTCTTGAGTCAAACTCTACTGGAGCGGAGTTTTCGTCTACGGCGTCTCTGACTGCATTTAACTCAAATGGGTTTGATGTTGGCAGTAGTGCCGTCGTCAATACATCTTCTAACTCATACGCCGCCTGGTGCTGGGACGCCGGCAGCTCCACCGTCACGAACACACAAGGCTCCATCACTTCTCAGGTGAGGGCTAATGCAAGTGCGGGGTTCTCGATTGTTACTTATACGGGCAATGGGACTGGTGGCGCCACAGTGGGTCATGGATTGGGAGTTTCTCCCGCACTCATATTGCTAAAATCTCGCGGAGGCGCCCGTAACTGGGTTGTATACAGTTCGAGTCTTACAAGTGCTGCTTATTATCTTTCCTTAAATCAGACTATTGCTCAAACCGCGCTAAGCACTGTCTGGAACAGCACAGCGCCAACTTCAACGGTTTTCAGTATTGGTACTGACTTGGCTGTTAATAATAGCTCTGAAAATTACGTCGCCTACTGCTTCGCCCCAGTAGCCGGGTACTCTAGCTTTGGGAGTTATGTGGGAACAGGAGCGGTATCTACAGGCCCATTCTGTTATACGGGCTTCCGTCCCCGGCTCATCATTTTGAAAGCAGCAGTTGGAGGTACAAGCGGATGGATCATGGTGGATACCGCTCGCAATACCTACAACGCTGTTGATTACTTCCTGCAGGCCAATTCAAGCGGCGCTGAATCCACGCAAGTAATCCTTGATTCGCTCTCAAACGGCTTTGTGATTCGCCCTGTTGGAGACGCAATGAATAACTCTGGTGTCACTTTTGTGTGGGCGGCATTTGCCGAATCGCCCTTCCAATACGCCCGCGCCCGCTAATACTAACTATGTTTTTACTAAATGGAAAGCCCATCTCATTGGATGCGGCATTTACAACTGAAGATGGAACTCAGTACCCTGCTAATTGGCTACGGTTAGCTACGGTAGAGGAGCGGGAAGCGATTGGTATTACCGAGACTCCTGATCCTATTCCTGTTGATCAACGCTTCTATTGGGATACAGGAATCCCTAAGGACCACGCTCAACTCGTAGAGCAATGGACTTCACAAATTAAACAGACTGCTGGCTCACTCCTATCCCAAACTGATTGGTATATCACCCGTGCTTCTGAGACAGGCCTAGCTGCCCCTCAGAGCGTGATTGAGAGGCGTTCCTTGATACGTGCCATGAGCAACGATAAGGAGGCCTTCCTGAGCCTTACAGAGACCACTGAGCAGCTTGCTGAGTATGTCACCAGTGCTGGCTTCAATAACTGGGAAAGTGGTGCTTCGATTGACGGCGCTACTGATGGTAACGACACCCTATCGCTGTAACTACAATGATCACTATTCTTGGTATTAAAGTGTCATATGAGACACTTGCTTTCTTCATCCTCTTTATTGCTTCTGAGTACCTTGGTGTAACTAAAAAGCGTAAAGCTAATAGTGTGACTCAAGCTATCTCTATGGCAGCTGCTTACTTTAGTAAGACACGTACTGAGGACGATACAGTTCGTCGTATTCGTCGTACATTTAGAGGCAAGTAGTTATGGTACTGCTGCCTGTTAAACAATATTATCCTCAGACAGATAGTGCAACAGGTCACGGAGATCGGATGTGCTTTAGCTCAACATGCGCTATGGCTATCAAGTATCTCCGTCCTGATGCATTAAAAGGTAGTAATGCAGATGATGATTACCTCCGTACAGTCCTAAAGTATGGAGATACAACTGAATATACATCACACATCAAGGCTTGTCAGCAGTACGGTATTTTAGCTACTTTCTACCAAAAGGGTACTAAGCAAGCTCTTGTTAACGAACTGAAGACTGGTTATCCAGTTGCTACTGGTATCCTACATAAAGGTCCTGCTACTGCTCCTAGGGGTGGTGGCCATTGGATGCTCCTCATTGGAGATGATGGAGAACACGGAATCTTCCACGATCCATACGGTGAAATGGATAACGTTAATGGCGGCTATGTCACTATTGGTAGTGGTGGTAAGGACGTTAGTTATTCCTGGACTAATTGGCTAAAGCGTTGGGAAGTCGAAGGCAAAGGTACTGGATGGTTCATGACCTTCAGACCTATGTCACCACAACCTAAAGCTGTTGCCGCTAATACATGGGCAGGAGTTGTGACTGCCGCTAAGCTTGCTGGAGCTAAGTTCCCACAAGTAGTAGCTGCTCAATGGGCTCTTGAAAGTGGCTATGGTAAACACACCTCTGGTAAGAACAACTACTTTGGAATCAAAGGTAAAGATGGTGAAGGTACACTTGTCTCAACTACTGAGTTTGTCGGTGGTATGGAGATCAAGGTAGATGCTTGGTTTAAGAACTTCACTTCTCTTGATGCCTGTGTTGGCTACATTGTAGATCGTTGGTACAAGGATTACAAAGGGTACAAGGGTGTTAATCGTGCATCAACACCTGATGAGTGTGCACAACTGTTGGTAAAAGAAGGATACGCAACTGACCCATTATATGCCACCAAGTTACAACGTTTACTCAAGGAAAATGGTTGAGGCAATTATCACTGGAGTTGCATCCCTTGTTATTGGTGTTGGTAGTGGTGTAGCTTCTCTTAGTGGTAGGACTAACTCACGTATGGATCGTATTGACAAACGTATTGATGAAATTGAGTTACGTCTTGCTGAGAAGTATGTACCACGACAAGAACTAGCCAATGCACTACAAAAGATGGAGGATCACATGATCCGCATCGAAAATAAACTAGATCAAATTGTATTGAGAAATGGCTAACAAAAAGAAGGCCACGGAAGATATGTTCAATGAGTTGCATAACATGGTAACTCAAGAACTCCTCAGTCGTATTAAGTCCGGTGAGGCTACCACGCAAGACCTGAAGGCAGCTTGTGATTGGCTGTCTAAGAACGACATCAGTGGGGTTGCTTACGACGGTAACCCGCTTGATAAACTAGCCACCATTATGCCTAAGGTAGACCCTGAACTTATCCAAAAGAGGTTGTATGGCAAGTCGCACATCTAACTATTACAAGTCTAATCCTGAGGCTAAAGCTAAACGGCTTAAGCAACAGGCTAAATATAATAAGACAAAAGACGGCCTTAAGATCCGTATTAACGCAAATAAGCTAAACCGTAAGCTTGGTACTTATGGTAATGGTGATGGTATGGATGCTTCCCATACTGGTCCTAATAAAGGCAAGCTAGAATCACCGAAGGCTAATCGTACTCGACCTCGCCGAGGTAAGAAGTATGGCTGAGGCGTTGAAGATTAAACCATCCCCACAGATTGCTCGTACCCTTAAGTTGTTAACTGACGGTACGATGTCTAAGTGGAGTAATGGTCGTATCCCCAAGTTAACCAGGGACCAAGCTATTGGGTTCACGGCTAACCTTATCCAAGAGACTGGCTCTGCTGACCTTAGTAACCTTGATGTTGTTGAGGGTGGTAGTGGAGCAGGTCGTGGTGCTGGTCAGTTCACTGGTGCTAGGCGTACTGCTTATGACCAGTGGGCCAGTAGGTATCCAAACAGGAATAACCCTGATGCTCAGCTGCAGTACATAGCTAAGGAGTACCGTGGTGATTACGATCCCAATGGTAACTCATTAGTCGGGTACACACAGTCCTTTGAACGTGCTCCTGCGAAGGGTACGCCACAAGAGCAAGCAGTGTACTTCAGTAGGAACTACTTCAGGCCTGGTGAGCCACACGAGGATCGCCGTGTTAACTATGCACAGCAACTTAATCAAGCGTATCCGATTGCTGCTCCCATGTCAATTAAACCTAAACCAAAGGTCAACCCACCAATGAAGATCTTTGGTATTTCTCTACCTTTCTAATAATGTGACACCACTACTGCCTAGTCCTGATCACTACCTCCACAACCTAATAACGATGACAAGCTCTGAAGCAAAAAGGCTACACCGTCGTGCAATTAAAGAATACTTTAACTGTCAATGTGTTTATTGCGGAGAAACTTATGAATTACATGAACTTACACTTGAT